AGAAGATGGCTCCGTCTTTCGCCTGTCTTTCTGATAATTTCATTAAATACTCTTGGAATTGATTATCATACGGCAATCCTTTTTGCTTTAAAAACCGCCATATTACCCCAAGTGTAACTAAATTTTCATCTAGTACAGTCGTATTGCTATCGGCTGCATAAGCTACGGCATCCGCTGCACCATCCCCTGTGGTATCCACCCAATTCTTTCCTATATATTCAAAAACAAGGCTTTGCCCAACTGTCGGAACTGGATTTAAAAGTAATAAATTCCCTCGAATACGAAAATAATTCGTTACTCCGTTTACTACTATACCTTTTAAAGTTTGCCATTCGGTATTGTTTAATGGCCCGTAAAACTTCCTATTTGTTGTTCTGTTCCACATAGTATCATTGGAAAATCGGTCAAAATCGGCTGCTATTGCTGTCATAGTTCCCTGACTTTCCGCTGCAATGGTTGTATGCGTTTCCTCTTTTATCAATACCTGCCAGTCATAGCCTGATACTAAATTCTTTCCTTCCCTGTTAGCTGCTGCCAATAATTGAATAACACTTGTATCCACAGACGCAATTACCGCACTCGGAGAGGGAATCCCTATTTCATTTGCTGCATCTTGGCATAGTGTCAGTAGTGTCATTAGCCAACCACCTGTTCTGCTCGAATATCATATTTTTCTGCTAGAAAGTCTTTTGCCCTTTTGCGTAAATCTAATGTTCCTTTACCTAATCCATGACAATTAGAATCAGAAAGAGCTGCCAAATCCTCCACAGTCCTGATTCCTTCTACATTTAATGCTTCTTCTTTTTTATTTCCTAACCCTTGTAATTTGCTCAATGGTGTGGTTTTAGGAACTTTCGGTTTGGACATTTTATAATAGTCCGCATATTCCTGTGGGAATCTTTCTTTTAATTCTTCTTCTTTATCTTTAATTTTATAAATAACGGTATTCGGGTCGCCAATTATCTTTAATTCCGCTAAGTCCACTCCACTATCAGACTTAAAGAATGTAGCCCGTATATTTGATGCTATAGCCATACTTTTTCTCCTTTTTTAAAGGGGGTGGCTGAGTTGAGGACAGCCACCACCTATATTTTTAAATGCTACAATGGAAATTGACACATTACTATTTTTGCACTTGCATCTATTGCCGTTGCACATATGGAATCAGTAACAGCTCCAGATACCTTAAGTGTTGAGTCTGTTGTTCCTATTGTTAGAGCATTACCATCAGAACCTGATGCTAAAGCAGTTGTTAATGTTGCTGAACCAGCTACCTGTATCCAACAATATTCGCTAGTGGCTGGTGCTGACTGAAGTACGCCAGCTCCTGCTTTTGCAGTATCGCTAACATCAGCAGTAACAATATCTACTTGTCCTGTTGAAGCTCCACTAGCAGCGTAGTATCCTACTACATTGCCAGAAACTGCGGCTACTGTTCCTGCACCCACTACATATTGAACATATTTATAGAGCTTACCGTCAGAAGTTTGACCTACTTGACCTAATTGAAAGTCTACAGTCGTGCTTGTTGCGGTAATATCTATTCCTGTAATATAAGACATTCATGCCTCCTATGCTTGTATGATGCCCTGTCTTGCTCTATTTGAAACAGTCATATTTCCTGCCCAAACGACTGGCAAAACCAACGCATCTTGGTTAACGGAAGCCTTCTCTCCAAGTGGTTCAAATTCACGACCACTAGCAGGGCGAAGGAATAAATAGTCCGTATTCAACATATACATTGATGTTGTCGGACATTGGTCATCATAATACACAGGAGCATCCATAAACATTAAGTTCATGAATCCAGCACTTGCTTTCCTATCATCGGTGAATCTTTGGTTCGTTTGCAAAGATGCCCAATAGAATTGGAAATAAGTAGTGTCTGAAACGATGCAGTCGGGTTTGTCTGCTCCACGAATACAAGCAAGCCATAAAGTATTCATAGCTGATTGTATAGTTGTGGCACTAGCTGTAATAACTTCTGTTGAAAAATCATAAACCTGATTTTGCCAGAATGAGTAGGTTGTTGAATTAATACCACCGACTGTATTACCTACAGTTCCAGGTATTAAGAGTTGTAAACCACCTAATTCTTTTCCGCTAGTTCCTGTTCCGTCTGCATATAATGCTGTAGCCATTGTGTTCTTTAATGACTTTTCAAGGTTTTTAACCCTTGATTTTAGTAGGTTAAAGATTGCTTCTTTTCCAGAGTTTTCAACTTGTTCCAACCCTGAAATAACAACATTTCCTGCCAACTGCTTGTAATTAAATTCTGCAGCTGTGAAAACATTGCTTGTAGAAGTATCTAAAACTTCATAACCGCTGTACCATTTGGTCGTGCTATTGGTTGCATATTCTAGTTCCTGCACAATAGTTCTACCACCAGCGACTATTTTATTGCCTTTCTCCTGTATTGCTCGGAGTAAAGCATTATTATTGGTGATGTTATCTGCCATCGTCTTGCTATAATTAGCCAGCGTGGTAGTAACAATCTCGGTATATGTACTATTTGGCGATGCCATTAGTAACCTCCTATATTATGTTACCCCACAAAAACTTTAGCGTGTAATTCCTGCTCCCTCAATATTTTTCATAAGCAAGGTATCCAAATCGGAAACATTAACAGAACCTTTGGGCGGGTTAGCAGAAGTCGCAGGCTTGACTTTACGAGCCTTTTCTACGGCTGCTTTTCGCCTTTTATCTTCCTCTTTCTTCGTTTGGGTGCGTTGGGTTTTCAAGGCTTCCTTATACAAATCATCATCTAAACGAATAGATTTTGTATAAGCCTCATCTAAATTCTTCGCTTCCCCTGCATCTATCAAATTACCCATTTTCACACGCAATTTTTCAAAATGAGGGTGTTTAGATTTTCCCTCGGCATCCTTTTCTTCAGAAAAAGTCTTTATATGGTTTTCTGTTTCGTTTCTCGCTGATTGGACATTGTGCTGTTTAAATTGATTGAGTTCGCCTTTTACATCTAATACTTGTTTTTGTAATTGGGCTATTTGTGGGTCTGGATCATTCCAAGACTCACTCTCTGTATTTAACGACTCCAGATTAACTCCGTAACCTTGTGCAAGCTGTTGAAGTGCCACTTTTGGATTTTGTCTGAGGGCTGCATCCGCATTTAACAAGCGGGAAACATATTCGGCTTCCCCTATGCCTGTTGCTGCTATATTTTGACGAGCTGGCTCTAAAACCTTATTTAATGCTTCTAATTCTTTGCGTTGTTCGGCTAAATCTTGTGTCTTTCTCGTATAATCTGCCGTCATCTCTTTTTCCCTTTTTAAAAGCCTGTCTTGGGCTTCGTTAGGGAGAGAATCAAACATTTTACGATCATCTTCGTTCCAGTTTTCAGGAGCAGACACAGGTGTATCTTCCGATTCCTCTGTTTCTTCTGCTTCTTCTTCTGGTTCTTCCGATGTTGAGGTTTCTTCTTCAGGTGTTTCTTCTTCCTCGTCAGTAGCTTTCTGATCGAGTTCTTCCGAACCTTCCGTTTCTGCCTCTGTCTTTACTTTTTCTGGTATATCAGGCAAAGATGATGTTTTCGTTTCCTCTTTCGTAGGAATCGTTGCACCTTCTTTTTCTATAACTTCTCCGATACTGCTTTCTAATACTGCATCGAGAGTAGCTGGCTCTGATGCTGTTTCCTGTATTTCAGGAGTGCTTTCTTCTGCCATGTTAGTTCCTTCCTTGAACTGGTTGTTTATTCCAATTAGACGGTTTCGCACTATTTGTTTGTGCTTTACCTGCCCAATCGTTTCCTATCTGCCGAACACCATGTTGGCGTTCATACGCCCTCAACTGGGAACGGCTACCAATAACCGTTCTGTCGATAGGCGATACAAATTCCTCTATATCTGCCATAACTTGATGAGATTTTCCACTATATTGTGTCTTTTTTTTAGGAATCTCACTATTTCCCCAAGTTATGCTGTCATAATTTTTCCTGTAACTCATGTCATTTTCTCTGCTACTTTTAAATCTGCATCAAGTAAAGCAAGTTTTTCTTTAAGGGCTGTCCGTTCTCTGGATAACTCCGCCTCGCTTTTAATCTTTGTCATTTCGGTGCGTTCTTTGGATTGAATATCAACAAGTTTTCCTTGCTGTTTCATTTGTTCTTTCATTAATTCCGCTTCGGCTCTTTCTTTTGTCATCATTTGTTCAGGCGAAGGCTGTGGTGGTGCTTGTGCTGCCTGTTGAGCTTGCTGCATAAGCTGTGCTTCCGTTGCATCTATGGTATCTTCAAAATCCCTGCCGACTTTCCATGCTCCCACTAAAAAGCGTAATGCCTGAAAAGCTATCGGTGTAAGGGCGGGATTGGCTCCAGATACTTGGACAGCTCTTTCTAAATAACTTCCCATCGTGGAAAGAAATTCTATGCGGGTGCGTTTTTCTTCTTCTTCATCCATAAAGACGGTGGAATCGGTTTCCACATCTATGGTATATCCACGCAATTTATCATCACGCATAATTTGAAGCATTTCAGGGGTTATCTGTAATCCTGTTACTGCCTGTAAAATTTCAGGCTCGTAATGCTCTGCTATGATTTCCGCTTTAATACGGAATAAATCTCTGATATAAGTTTCCAGCTGTTCCTGTCTTTTACGCATACGCATACTGCCGAAACGAGCTTTTAATTGTTGGGCTGTTGCGGTTTCCGATGCTTTTGTGTTGCCTCGAATTAAATCGGAAATACCTGTAACTTCATAAATAGTTTCTAAAATTTGGTTACGCTGTGTATATAATCCCTGCAACACGGTGCTGATGGGTGTAATATCCTCCTGCTGGAATACACTAGCTAAACCCCCTTTTTGAGCTAAAGATGCAAAATTTTCAGAAGGAATAAAATCATTATCACCTGCTTCCGCTAAATGGGAAAGCTCTGGAACCGAAGCATCATAGACACCACGCCTTTTTAATCCTTCTATTAAATTTGATATGCGTGTAGTGATGCGGTCTAATTCGTCTGCCTGATCCTGGTAAAGGGTGAACTCAGGAATAGGCACATTTGTATTATTAGTCCGCACCGCTACTAGGGGAGTTGGGGTCGGGTAGAAATGCTCTAAACCATAAGGATCATCACATTCCCGAAGAATCTTGGGGTATCCTTTGGAAACATAATATCTTTTTAAGGTGGTCTTATCCCATATTTCCCATATTTCCGCTCTCTTGAAAATATCTTCTGTAGGAGTAGTGCTTTCCGCATCTGGCGACCAGTTAAGGGGTATATCTGATTCATCAGTTAATCCCCGACCTTTCAACTCATCCCTTGTCCAAAGATGCCTTCTGGCTTTCCAGTTTACATCTTCAGGTCTTTTTGAAACATTTTCTCGGTAATCCTCCCAATGTACATACTCAAAATAACAACGCTGCTCGGCAACCCTTTCCTCCTCCACTTCGGTAATCGTTACCTCTCCAAATTCATTAACCGATTCCGACTGTATGGTTTCTTTTATAAAAACAGGGTCATATACTACCCATACCACACCTCTGCCTGGAAGCAGATAATCCTCTAAAGCTGATTGAATAGTTTTACTTTCCTCGTAAACATCCATGCCGTAAGCCAAGACCCGTTCCACAACTTTAGCAATCTGCCTTGTTACAGGATTGCCGTCAGGGAATCTCCTGCGGACATCGGGTTTTGCCATTTTAGCAAATAATGCACCTTTAAGGGTTTCGGTGTTAGACCACAGAATATTAAATTTTTTATCATAGCTGGTGATCATATCTATATTTCGTTCATCACGATAGCGTTCTATGACATGATGAGCTCGTCTACGCCAATCCTTTTCCGCTTTATCGGAAGCGTCTAACTCCATGTGCCAGTACTGGGCAGAACCGAGTGTAACTTCTATTTCTTTTCTGGTTTCATTGTCAGCCATGTTGTATCCTCGGTAATGATTGTATAGCCTGTTCTCTGCTCATTCCCTGCTGCATCAGCATCCGAACCTGTAATTCTTCTTCTTGGGTTAAAGATATATTTGATAAATCTCGTGGCATTATATTGCTTCCGCCTCTTAATGCGTTGGCGAGAGCTTGTCGGTTGTTGGGTTGTTGAGGTCTGTTTGGTGAAAAGAGTGTAGGTCTAACCCCCAATTGCCCTTGATTTATAAATGGTCCAGTTGCTAAAGCTTCTGCCATTATTTTATCCTTATAGGATTCATATAGAATGTATAAGTCATGTCAAACGCACTCCCAAAATATATCATATCCTTGGCTGCCCTCTTCTTTTTTGTAACTTTAAATGGATTTGCACCATTTCGTCAAGTGTTGGTTTTTTATTTATTTCCTCCTGTGGATCAACTTTCTTTTTTTCTGGTGCCAGATTTTTATAGGACATGGCTAAATACCGAAAGCTATCACTAGCGTGAGAAGCCCAGTTATGCAGGGGTGTACGCTTAAATACCCGTTTTATATCATCCCAATCCCTCTGGTAATTTCGTAGGGCATTTAAGCCATCTTCACATTTTTCTTCATCAAAATAACAATTCGCTAAAAGAAGCCGTGCTGCATTAATGCCGTCATCCACTTTATGGCTTGGCACAATGCGGGGTCGTCTACCCATATTTATCAGCGTTTCCGCCCTTGTTCTCCCTGTTCCTAATTCCCGTACTTTGGCATCATGGGGAAGGTAGTCATCACCCCAGTATGTGTAGGGCAGCTGTTCCATCATTTTTACATAATGATCCAAGCCCACACCTCCGCTTTCATAGTAATCAATTATGCGTATTTCTCCCATCGTAACTTGAAAGAACCATAACGCACAACTATCGGATATTCCTAAATCCCATGCCACATGAACGGGCAGTGCTTCATCATATTCCACTTTGGTTATTCTGCCCTCCTGTTCAGCTTCAATAATTAAATTACCATAGTATGAGCCTTTAATCGCTGCCGCCCAACTGCACTCAAATTCCTGCATATACTCATCTTCACCCATTTGTTTCCGTGCTGCTTCGAGTTCTTTAGCCTCGACTACTTTTGTATCCGATGCTTTATACATAACCCTGTG